CAAGCTGGGTGGAAAGATTTTTTTCAACCAGGATGGTCAGAGTCTGAGATCTGTTACAAGAATGTATACAGAGAGGAATATGTACCAGGCACTTACAACAATCCAGGTTATGTCGAAACATTTAAGGACAGGGTAGAGATTCCCTGTGGTGGAGGATATGCAAGTGTACCACCATCAAGACCAGTTAGACCTTACAGACCTTCACGTGATGGAAATGAATGTGGTGATGGTAAGATTGCTGGTGGTATACTAGGTGGTGGTCTTGCTGCTGCTATCTCACAAGGAGATGGAAGATGGTGGGCAATTCCTTTGGGTGCTGTCGTTGGCAGTCACATTGGATGTGATATTGATGGGGGCTAATGGATATACATGACGTACCTGGTATAGGTGGATTCTATACAAAGAAAGAAGTAGATGCTTTAATTAAGGCTGCCGTAGATGAAGCCAGAGCAATTGATGAAGAGTCAATGCGTAAACACAATAGAGATGCTACTATCATTAGTATGATACTTGGATTTACAGTGTTAGCATTGTTTGTAGATGGTTTATTAAGAATCCTTGGTATCATTCCACCATTTATGGACATTGATGTTGATATAATAGATGATATTATTGATAAGGTTGAGAGTGATATTATGCCAATGGTTCAGGATACAGTTAAGAAGATGCCACGGATACGATGAATCTACAGGAAGATTGGGATGTATTTTTTCAACAACGTCCTGATGGTGGACCTTGGGATGTAGAAAATAATTATAATCCAGACATATCTGTAATTAATTTTGTTAGAGAGTATGGTATACCAAGTACAGCAAGAGTATTGGATGCTGGTTGTGGTGATGGTAGAAATTCTAAGTATCTTACAAGTAGAAATTGTACAGTAGTTGGTGTAGATTTTTCACAGACAGTAATAGATAGGGCTGCTAAGTCCATTCCTCAAGCTACCTTTGTGTATGGTGATGTTAGGTCGTTGCCATTTGCAGAAGGTAGTTTTGATTATATTATTGATGCTGGAGCACTTCATGTTAATCATCCAGACGATGCTCTCTTTATTATAGAGGAGTATCATAGGGTTCTATTGTGTTCAGGTAATATATTCATTAGAGTTTTTTCTATTAGAGATGATTCTAATGAACCTATTTTTCATGTGACAAGAGAAAAACTACCAGTATACGGATATACTGTTAAGCGTTTTGAATCTCTTATTGAAGATCATTTTCGGGTATCAAGAAGAACTTATGATCCTATGTACGGTGCTCATGGTGAAGGATGTAATTATTACCATCTGTCAAGGAAAACTTAAATCATTATAAAAAACCCTCTATTTGTGAGGGTTTCGTTATAAAATAGTGTGTAAGATTCAACACAATACAAATGTCAGGAGATTTTTTCTCACATAATGATCAACAACCACCTATACCTGTAGAACAGGCACGTGACCTACAACAGAGATGCAGAGCATCGATGGCTATGGATGAGATTAAAGAATCTCGGTGGATTGATACCAATTACATTATCGAATTGGAAACTTTAATTGTCAACGCACGGTACAGAAATGGTAGCCCCATGCAAGAGTAGAGGGTCATATATTATTCGATCTTTGATTCCCAGGAAAGCGGAAAAAAAACTCGGCAATTTTTTTAGTTAAAAAGGTTTTTCTCAATTAACATCAATATTTGATGAACCTGGTCCGTTATCGTAAGAGGTTACACTTCCTAGTTCTACTTGATTACTTACACTAGCACTAATATAACCTCTAGTATCTATGAATCGCTGTGCTACATTTAGCACAGTTTTTTTATTGTTTTGATCGTCTAATTCTGAATGTGGTTCATATGCAATCACATTAGCAAATTCGTCAGTAATCATATTTGTCAATTGTGTTGTAGGAATCCTTAAAAGTCTTTTTTTGTCATTTTCATAAGATTCGTGTTCGTAGTTACTTACTGGATATCTTGATTCTAAATCTGTCTTAGTTGTACCATCTGGTAATATAGCACGAAATTCCCCATTTACCTCTATACCTTTTTTTATGAAAACTATGTCATTGTACTTAACTTCAACAGTTTCATAATGATGAATTGCATCTAAATCGGCATATTTTTTATTACAGTAGATTTGAAGGTCATCTTCGGATTTTGGCCATTGTGAGTAAACATCTGTAATATTGTTTACTATAAGTATTACCCAATCTAAGTGTTCATCACCAAGTACTGCTAATGCTACATCTGACGGTGAAGTTCCATCTGGTATAGCAGTAGTTTCAAACATTGTTGTGTATTTGTCTAAATCATCTCTAATTTTACATCTTCGGAAAATATTCTTTACAAGACGATATTTGAAATTTTCGTCATCTGTTAATCCTTCCCCGATATAGGTATTTGGTAAATTATCAAAATATGCCATTTTTAGTAACCTTCTTGTATATCTTCGGTTGTGAGTAGTTTAGTCTCTGTGAATTGTACGTTTAATACTACTGCAGGTACTTGTAGCAGTGCTGGAGCACCTGCTCTCTTTAATGCATTATATTGGTTATCTGGAGTATAGTTCACAGTCACGTTTGTGCATACTGAAGGGTGAATTTTGAAATGTAGATGAGCATCTAAATCATCACCAGTACCTACATCAACTAATGTTCCTTGAGAATCAAAACGACAGAATTGGATATCAAATTTTCTTGGTACTGCAAAATATCTATTTTGTTCAGCAGTTGCCATTATAGAACTTCTGCCAGTCCAAGGATTGTCATCAGTAGCATTCCATCCAAATAGATCTTTCAATGCTTTGATTGTTTCATCAAACGGTTCGTATTTTTTACCTTTTTTACCAATTTGAGATTTCTTCTTTCGTACTTTTCTTGCTAATTTACCACTTTCAAATGTTGGGTGAGAACCCATTTTAAACCATTGACATATTGACCATATATTTTCTGCTTCTTTAGGACTTCTAGCAAGCATTTTAAAACTAAAGTTATGATTACGGAAACTCATATTATTGAAGATTTGTTCCGTATAAGGGTTGAATATTCTTCCCTTAGTCATTTGCTCTAAACTATTAATATCAATACTACCTTGCAATCCTAAGAATCCACTAATACTGTTTGCTGCTTGTACCATTGCACCTGCACCAAATTCAGGGTTTGCTGCAGAAGCTGCCATTTGTATTGTGTTTGCTAATTTATCAAAATCAACAGCACCATCATCTGTATTTTGTATAGCATTAGCAAGACCTATACCACCAACTCCAAGATCTACTGTTCTGTAGTTTGCTTGATATGTTGTTGATAATGATGGAGGCATATTAATATACACCGTTTCACTATCATATTTTTTATCAGATTTGACAGACCCTATGTTACCACCGTAGAAAGATTTATCATCATTAGCAAATGTCATTGCAAAACTTTTAAACCTAACCCAGTCGATTGCGTAGGTTGGTGCATCAGCATCCCTATGGTGACTTCCGTGTGATACTGGTGCTCTGTATGGATATCTTAGGATTGCCAACTTAACTACCTAAATACTACGTGACCTCTATGTATTTATGCGTTATAAACAGGGAAAGTACTTTCCTAGTAAACCTCGGAAGTATAAAGGTGATTATCGAAATATAACATACCGTTCAGGTTGGGAACTTAAATTCATGAAATTCTGTGATACTAATCCAAATATTACTGAATGGGGGAGTGAAGAGATAATTATACCTTACATTTCACCTGTTGATGGTAAAAGACATAAGTACTATCCAGATTTTTATCTTAAAACTAACGGTAAAAAATTTATAGTAGAAGTTAAACCTTCTAGACAAACAAAAGAACCAAAAGTACAAAAGAAGGTAACCAAGACTTACATTAATGAAGTTGTTACTTATAGCGTTAATCAGGCTAAATGGAAAGCAGCAACTGAATTTTGTAAAGATTATAATATGGAATTTATGATAATCACAGAAAAGGAGCTTAGAGTATAATGTTTGGTGGTATCAGTAAAATCTTCAATGCTACTACAAAGGCAGCAATAGAAGCTAACAATAATACTGGTGGTGGTGGACCTAGACGTTCAGCATTACCACATGATCAATCTGCACAATATCCTTCTTTGCAGGAGTTTATGGCCTTTTCCCTAAAGGATAAGGATTATTCACCTGCTACTACTAACCTATTTTCACTTCATATAGTTACACCAGCACTTATGAAGAACTGGACTGCACGTGATGGTCGAATGGGTAATGATGGTAGAGAACATATTATATCAGATACTATTGGGTATAGAGATTCAACATTTATGTCTGGTCATGCTGGAGGGAAGGGTGATAAGTTAGGAAAATGTTTAAATTTTTATTGTCAGAGCGTTAGTACACCAAGTAGACAGTTAACAACTGGTTCTCTTGTTAATATAGGTACTGCTACTAAATATGCTACTGGGTCTGCATTCAGTCAAATTTCTTGTACCTTTATAGCACCTAAATCACAACATAGTTTAAATTTCTTTGAAAGATGGTTATCATTGATGGCTCCTGATGCTAACCAATATACTGATTATTATGATTATTATAATGCTCCTAGAATGATGATTTATAAATGGGAGAAAGGTGGACAAACTAGGTCTGATTGGGATCAAACTAGGTCTAATAGAGGAAATGAAAACTTTGTTCCAAATAGCACTCAACCATTAAGGTCACATGAGTATAGATTAACTGCTAGTTGGGAATTACAACAAGCATTTCCATATAATATTGGTTCTACTCAGTTAAATAATGCAGCAGCAAGAACTATGACATTCACAGTAGGATTCTTCTTTGAGCGTTATAGATTCTATACACAACCAGAGTTTGATGAACCAGGAGTACGTACTCAAATTTCTATTCCTGGACTGGGAGGTAGAGAAGATGATTATTATGATCCTTATGTTGACGCTCAACAGATCTTCCAATCTATTGATGATACACAAAAATCACTAGGAACTTGGTAATATGCCACTACCCGAAATCTCTTACGACCCTTGGTTTCACGACAAACCCCACCCACATGATTCTATGCCTATAGCAACCGATGAACCCCTAGATCTTGCACCGAGTTCTGTAGAACCTCAAGATGAAGAGGATATACATGAAAAGATGTACCAAGAAGCAATTAAAAAGCACAGTCCTTGGTTAGGAGGTTCCGAGAACTTCCATAAATAATTTTACTGAATTGATTTTACAATGGCATTACCTACATTAAATGTACCTAAGTTTAAAATGAAACTGCCCTCTGATGGCAGAACTGTTAACTATAGACCTTTTCTTGTAAAAGAAGAGAAATTGCTACTATTAGCAACTGAGACTGGAAGTCAAGAAGATATTGTTACAGCAATTAAGAATATTATTACTGAATGTACTGATATTCATGATATTGACGACCTTCCAACTTTTGATATTGAATTTGTCTTTCTTCAAATCCGTACCAAATCTGTTGGTGAGGCTGTTGAAGTTAGTGTGACATGTCCTGATGACTCAGAAACTACTGTTCCTGTTAAAATACCTTTGAATGAAATCAAAGTTAAAAAAGACAAGAAGCATAAGAAGGATATTAAATTAGGAGATGATATCATTTTAACTATGGGTTATCCTAGTTTGGATACATTTGTGCAGATGAATTTCCAAGAAGAAGAACCTACTGTAGATTCTGTTTTTGAAATGGCAGCAAGTTGTGTAAAGCAGATTGCTGATGCTGAACAGGTATATGATGCTATGGATACTCCTAAAGAAGAATTGATTTCTTTCTTTGATCAGTTGACTAGTCAACAGTTCCAAGAAGTACAAGCCTTCTTTGATACTATGCCAAAATTACAACATACAGTTAAGGTAATTAATCCTAAAACTAAAGTTGAAAGTTCTGTGACCCTTGAGGGTTTGTCAGCTTTTTTCGCCTAGCTCTGCTCCATACAACATTACAACAGTTCTATGAGGTAAATTTTGCCCTGATGCACCATCACAAGTGGTCGTGTGAATATATTGATAACTTAATGCCTTTTGAGAAAGAGATTTATATGAATCTTTTAATGAATTATCTTAAGGAAGAACAGAATAGAATGGAGCAAGAGCGAGCACAAAACAACGCATCACGTTAACCAATAGTGGCAAATAAATTTACACATAAGTTTGTAAATGCTGGAGTAAAGGGTAAACTTACTCCATCTCTTTTTGCTGCAAGAAAATCTATAACTGCTACTAACAGGATAGGTAATACCGTAGCTAGTATTGGTAATGTTGTATGGGATATGAGGCAAATTGCTGTTAAATCGGCAGCAAATAAAGTACTAGCAGAACAAGCAGAGCGTAGAAGATTACAAAGAGAAAGGGATGCTGAAGCTGAAGAAGCAGCAGAACTGGATAAATCGTTACAGAAGGATGGTAAAGCAGCTAAACCTACCAGTGTACAAAAGGGTTTAGGTAAAAAGCATTTTGGGTGGTTGAATGGGTTCCTTAGACCAATAGTAGAATTTTTTGGTTGGTTAATTAAGGTTACTCTCATTAAGAAGATTCTTGATTGGTTGGGAGATCCTAAGAATAAAACAGCGTTAAAAGAATTTTTAGTAAAGTTTACTTTTGTTGTAAAGAAATTATATAGTTTTGTTAGTTGGATTGTAAAGGATAATATTCTTGACGGCTTCGCAGATTTAATGGGAGCTGGGGGTAAAGACGGTAAGGATTCATTCTGGGATAGAGTAAGAGGACTAGGTAAGCTCATGTTTGGGCTTACCATGATGCGATGGTTGCTCAATCCATTTGCAGCAGTAACTGATATTATAGGGTTACTTGACTTTATAATGAATTGGCGATTGCCAACGTTGAGGATAAAAGGATTAAAGAGGCTTTGGGGTAGACGGATAAAGAAAGGGTTTAATGCACTTCGAGAGAGTAAACGTCTGAAGAAGATGGTTGCTACCATTAAGAAGTTTGGTAGACCCATAATGAAACCTATAAGGTTCATTGGGAAGCAGTGGAAGAATTTTACTAAGGGTTTAAAGGGTGCTGACAAAGCAGCAGATATTGCTAAGACTACTAAGAAATTATTTCCTCATATAGCAGATGGTAGTAAGAAGGGTGGAAAGGCATATGAGATTGGTAAAACTATTCGTAATCTTGGTACAAAACTCTTTGGACCAGGTACTAAGGGTGGTGGAATATTAAAGGCATTAGACTTTAGAAACTTCCGTATTCCGAAACCAATGAAGCCCAAAGCCTTTGGGAATAAGATGAATAAGCGATGGAAGGATATTACAACTAATATCGGAAATGGCTTCAACACTATGAAAAAGTGGGGAAGTAATGGATGGGATTATCTAAGTAAAATTCCTAAGAAGGCAATGCAACCTGTTTATGACAGGTTCCTTAAACCTGTTTGGAATAAAGTAAAAGGAGTTAAGAAGTGGGTTGATAAGATCGCCAGTCCAATGGGCAATATGTGGAAGCAATCTCCTGTTGGTAAGATGGCTAGGGGAGTTGGTTCCAAAAAGGTAGCAGGACAAAGGTTAAAGAATATTCCTATTATTGGTGGTCTAGTTAACTTATACTTTGCTGTAGATTCATTTAAAAATGGTGATATAACTGGTGGTGTACTAGAATCCCTTGCTGGTGTTTTAGAATTAGCATCTCCATTTACGGCTGGTACAACAGGTGTCGCTGGTATGTTCTTAGATGCCTATATCCTCGCTAGGATGATTCCTGGTGGAATAGGTGAAACTGTAATGGAATGGGAGAGGACTAAGGCAATACCTGCTATTGCTGGTCCATTTGAAGGTGCAATGAATTTCACCAGATCTAAGATGGATGAGACTAAAGATCTCATTTCTAAATCATTTGATGGTATTAATAAATGGATTGGTGCTGAGAAGGAAGCAGATAAAGCAAAGCATATAACTGAAGCGGCAGGTTCTGGGTCTGGAATGACCAAGCAAGAAGCTGATGAAGCTTATGAAAAAGATAAAACAGGTGGTAGAGGTTGGGGATTCTTAAAACTCTTTAGAAATAAGTCTCAAACTGATAAGCAAGTTAGGAAGGATGTTAAAAAGTATGGATATACTATGCCTTCAGGTTCATTTTCTGCAGGCTCTTCACATACTGATACTACATCTAGACATAGTACTGGTTCTTCTAAGGACCAACCAGTTACTAAGAAACCTTGGTGGAAGTTGTGGCAATATGGTGGAAGACAGGCAGTACCATCTCAGGGTTTAGCAGGTGGATCATTCATCTTTGGTGGTATTGGTAAGATGATTGGTGGATTTGTTGGTGGTATTGGTAAAGCAATTGGTGGTGTTATTGGAGGTATTGGAAAGGTATTAGGTAGTGCCTTTAGTATGGTTAAAAACGTTTTTAACAGTCCTTTAGGACAAATCTTGATGATGGCATTACCAGTAATGTTCCCTGCTGCTGCTTGGCTAGGACCAGTACTTAAAGGTCTTAATGCGGTTACTTCATTAATGAATGGTGACCCATTAGGGGCCATAATGTCTCTGTCGGGAGCATTTAGTAGTATTAATACTGTTAATGCTATATCCATGCCTAAGTGGATGCAGAACATGAGGTTCAGTAAGTTTGGTAATTTTATGGCAAACTTAAATGGACCAGGTGGATTCTTGAGTAGTAAGATAGGTAAAATTGGGGTAGGAATACTTTCTGGTAATTATGGTGCAGCATTTAATGCTGCTCTTGATGGTACATCTTTAGGTGCTACTTTAGCTAACCTTGGTAATAAAGTTGATGAATTAGGACTCGGAGGTGTCCTCGGAGCCATACCAGGCTTAGGACCAACCCTACAGAATATGGGTCTTGGTGATGTTGTTGGAATTTCAAGTCTATTAACAGGTGACTTCTCTGCTGCTGGATTTGTTACAGCAATGGCAGAAAAGCATGGTTATGGGGGAATAGTAAAAGCAGCATTAGGAATGGCTGGTGGTAACTTTGAACAAGGTATGATAGATATGGCAGGTGAACTGGGTGTAGATCCAGCAGTGTTTGGTGTTATTGATACCTTACAAATGTTGGGACCTGGTGGTGAATCAGAACGACAGAAAATTATGCAAGAGATTGGTTCTATTTCTGTAGTACAGCTTCCTATAGTACTTAAGCAACTTGTTAACCTACCAACACCAGTCGCTGTACAGTCTGGGGGTGGTGGTAGTTCAGGTGGTGGTGGCGGTCTTTTAGGTCGCTTAGGGTTTTAGAAATAAATAACATGAGGCATATAATCTAATGGCAAACATCCAGAAGACATCAAAAATTAATATGTACCGTTTCGTTAATGTAAATGACGATTCAGGTGCTGATGTGGATCCAGTTGCCAAGAGTATCAATACTCAGACAATGGCCATTAATAATATGGGTAAAACCATTAATGGTATTGCTGCAACCGTTGTTACTCTAAAGAATATTGCTCTTCATAATTTACAAGAAGAAGAGAGAAGATTAAAAACAAAATTTAAACCTAAGTACACAAAGCAGCAACAAAATCCTTTTAAGAAAATTATGCTTGCTGTTAAAGCATATAAAGTTAAGGGATTCTTAGAGAGTATGCTTTCATTCTTAGGAAGTTTACTTAAAATATTCATTATTAGACCAATATTGAATTGGTTATCAGATCCAGCGAATAAACAAAAATTAGTTAAGATATTAGAAGGTACTTGGAAGGTATTAAAGGGTATTACCGAGTTTCTTGGTAGTCAGTTTGTTCATGCTATAAATGAGTTGCATGATGTTTTAAGTGGTGAAACTAGTATTTGGAAAAAGATAACATCATTTACTAAACTTTGGATTAAATTTGCTGCTGGATTTTTAGCCATCAAGTTTTTAAGAAATCCAGTTAAACTCTTAAGACAAGTAGCAAATGTTGGTAAGATTCTTGCTATTAAAACAAAATTAGCAAAGGCACAATTAACTAAGAGGAAGAAATTTTTAACTGGTGGTAAATGGGCTAGAGGTAAATGGTTACTTGGTGGTGCTGTTGGTGCAACTGTACTTTGGCAGTTTGCTAATTGGGCATTAGGTAAAGCTGGAGATAAAGAATCTGGTGATGATAGTACTCCAAATCAAACTGATGGTGGTAATAGAAATAAAGATAGAGCATTTTCTATAAAGGAGTATGGTGAAGATCTTACTAGCGATTTCTATCCTCAAGGACTTGCAGGATTATTTGGTGGTGATAAGAAGGATGATAAGAAGGATGAAAAGAAATGGTATGATCCACGTACTTGGGGTAAAGAAAAGAAGAAGGAACCTGAAAAAAAGAATAGTATTGCAAATTTATTAGGATTAGTTAGTTTTGGTGTAGGTGCTAATGAACAGGTAAAAGGATTAAAAACTGCAGTTGAGAAGGATATAAGCAATCTCAAAGGTACATTTAAAGATGGTAGTAGTGAAGAGAAAATGGAAAAAATATTCCAAATTGCTTCAATACTTGAAAGGTCACTTGGAGTTCAAAATGATACCTTTGGTAAACTTCACGAGTCTACACAAAACCTTGTTGAAAGTGCTCAAGGTGCAACTAATGGAGATAAAGCGAGTTGGCAAGATCTTTTAAAATGGGCTGGACATGAAGTTCAATCTAGAGAACAAGGTGGTCCAGTTGGTCCTTCTTTTGCAAATGGTGGAAAAGCTAAGTGGTTAGATGGACCTGATACTGGTTATGCAGCAGATCATAATGGGCAACCAATGGTCGCTCATGGGATGGAGGGATTATTTACTAAGAGTGGTAGTAATGATGGGTTTATTGTACCATTTGACAATGCTGCAACTAGAAACAATCCAATGCTAACCATGACAAGGTTGGCACAAGCTAAAAGACTTGGATTTACTAATGCTCCACCAGGATTTGAGAGGGGTGGTTTTAATCTATTCAATCCGATGTCTTGGTTTGGGGATAGGAAAGCACAAACATTTATGAGAGGTGCTCATGGGGATAGGAATGTACAGATTCAAGGAAATTCATTAGCAGCTCAGGTTGGTCGTAACCGTCAAAATTTAAATGCTATTATGGCAGAGATGGGATATGCTCTTGGTGGTCCACTTGGAGTGCAAAATCTTAAGGATAATAAAACATATAGAATATCTCAGGATAAAGGATGGTTTGAAAAATCTAAAATTAAATCTGGTGGAGAAGGTAATTGGTTCTCCAATATGTTTAAAGGTTGGGGTGGTGATAAAGGAAGTGGTGGTAATTTTGGAATGGGTGTAGGTAGATCTTTTGGAACACCTCAAGCATATCAAGAACCTCAATCAGGTGGATTGGGATTAGTACAAAGATTGGTTGCATCTCATCGTGGAGATGAATTAACTCAAGCATTATTAGCAAGGACTATCTTTAATAGAAAGGCTGTTATTGATAAGACAGGTAATGCTCAGATGTTTAGAGCAAAGAGTGGAAGTTTACATGATATATTACATGCACCAGGTCAGTACCCTAATGTAGAAAGTGGAAGGGTAAAAGGTTCGTTCTCTAGTTCTGAGTTGAACGCTGCTGGTAAAGCAATGAAGTTAGCAAAAGATGCTAATACACTTAAGGAGAGATTACAGCAAGGTGGATTAGATCCAGCTAAAGCACAGCAATTATTGACATCTACTATGTTTAAACCTGGTTCTGGTTTAAATAAAGGTGGACTAGCAGGATTACTTACTGGTGGTGGAGGAGTTAGATTTGGTAATTACACATTTACCAATAAACCAACCAATGCTATGAATAGTTTATTGGGTGGAATGAATCCTTTAATGTTAAAGAGTATGATGAGTCTTGTTAGCAATATAGTAGGAGGAAAAGATGGTAATATGGGTAAGGATCTTGTTATGATGCTTGCTAGTGGAGTTTTAGGTGGTGGTAAGAAAGGTAAGGGTGATGGTATGATGGATATGTTGTTTGGTATGTTTGGTTTACCTACTAAACGAGGCAATGCCGATCAAAAAGGTGGAGGTATGAGTGCTGGACTTGGTACTGTAATGAAGGGAATATTTGGTGGTAAAGGTGGTAAGGATAAGAAGGAAGAAAGAATGGAAGCACAGAAGAAAGAGAATGATAAGCATAGGCAAATAATGAAGTTCCATGCAGCAGAGCAAAAGAGAGCAGTACAGTCAAGTCTTTTCCAAAAATCTAAACAAAACTGTGATGAAGTTATTGCTGCTGTACAAGCAAACAATAATAAATGTGCTCAGAACGCCCAAAGTGGTTCTGAAGCAGTTGCTAGATTATCTCAACAGTCACAACAACAAGCAGGTAATTCATTCATGGGTATCTTTAAATCTTTGGCATCTAAACTCTCATCAAGTAAGAGTAAATAAACTATGGCTACTGAACAACGCTCAAATACTGCTGAAATGGATTTCAAAATCTCTCTTTACCGTAATGGTAAGAGGATGGAGAACGCTGAAGGTAAGTACGAGTTAGCAGAATTTGTTAAAGGATTTGAAATCGTTGAAGCGGTTGAGTCTGCTACTATAGAAGCACGTATTATTGTAGAAGATAATGCTGGTTTGATGGGTGCTTTAAGTGGGTCGGAAACATTTAAGTTAACTATATTTCATTTTACTGGTGATAGAACTTATTGGTTGAGATGTGCTCATATTGAAAATAGGGTTAGGGTATCTCAAAGTGCAGATGTTTTTATTGTTAATTGTGTTTCTGATGAGTTTGTAGTGAATGAAGCTAGAAATGTTTTTGGGCATACTGAAAAAATATTTGGTGGGTCAATAGAAGCATCACAGATTATAAGAAAGTTAGTAAGAGAGAAGAAGTACTTAGGAAGTAAGAAAAAACTTTTCTTAGAACAAACTATTAATAAGCAGAGATTGGTTATTCCTAATTGGAGACCTATAGATGTGGTCTATTGGGTTGCTGAAAGATCTGTTCGTAAGTCTAAGAAGGGTGGAGTATTACAGAATGGGTTTAATTTTTGGGAGTCTTCTTTAGGATTTCATTTTAAATCTATTGATAAGATGATTGACGATGTTAATAATCAGAAAGAAGGTTATACTGATAAACAAAAAGGTCAACCAGCACTTTATACTTACACTTATTCACCTAAGAATATTGGTATGCAAGGAGGAGAAGACCAGTTTAAGATTGATACTGTAGTATTCCCTGAAGAAAGAAGTTATCTTATGGGATTAAGGCATGGTTCATGGGCTGGATATAGTATTGGGTTTGACCCAGTTTCTATAAACCAATCACGACTTGGTGTTAGTACTGATATGAAAGAAAAAGAATATAATTATGGTTTAAAGAAAGTATGGAAGAAGATGTCTCATATTGGTGGTACAAATTATGTAAATCCAATTGAACTGATGGATAAGGATATACAAAAAGTTCTCAATCAACCAAAGAGAGTTAGGTATACTATGATGCCTAATCAATTATTTGATCCTAAGTACAAACAAAATCCTCAGAAAAATTATGAAGAGGTTGTTGAACTTCAAGCATATGAATACTTGCGTAGAGAGACACTTAAAAATATTAAATTGTCTATCACTATTCCAGGTAACTTAGATCTTTATGCTGGACATGGTATACAAATTAAGTTACCAGGAACATTTAAAAGTGGTGGTAAATCACAGAATGATAGGAAGTATAGTGGTAGGTATGTTATTATGGGTGTACGTCATCATACAGGAGATGGTCTTAAAATGAAGACAGAACTGTTGCTAGGTCGAGATAG